TGGTTAACTATTTTTTAGGTGGTGCTTTTAATTGCTTCCTAGCAGGTGGCTTAGGAAGAGGTTTCTGTTGGTTAGCATGCATACCAGACCTTGCGGTCCAGCCATTAGCCGCTTCAGCTTTCCTCTTCTTCTTAAGCTTCTTGGCCCGCTTTTTGAGTAATGCGACTTCTAGTTCAGTGCTATCACCCGCGAAAGCTCTTGTTGCGACTGGTAGTGCGGCTGCAGCGAGTTTTGCTGCGGGATGTGGGATAAGACTCAATAAGACTGGTCCAATATCACCTATCAATCCGAGCACTCTTTGCCACCATTCACCTTTTGGATTCTCTCCAAACTTCACTGCTACAGGCAAGTTCGACCATAACGCTGAAACTAATTCTAGCGCCTTTGGGTTTAGTGGTGGGGAATCCTTTGCTAAGGGAACAAATGCGATGAGATCCGCAGTAGATGAATTTACCCTCCGCTCAACGTAAATCTTACACCTCAATGTTAAGGTTGTTTGCTCCGATAGGCCCGTAAACATCATACAGACAGAATCCATTGGTGCTGTCACGTATCCTTGTTTCTGCATGTAGGACGATACTGGCATACCAGTGCCTGTTTCCCAAGTTAGTCGGGTTGTGTCACAAGCTGCCGACCCCCAAGCACTCCCAGAGGCAGTGCCATTTGACATGTAGTCGAGATATCGCAAGGCCCCCATAAAACCTGTTGGAACATGTGATGCAACGTTGTATTGTTTCAAAACAACATAAGCACCTTCTCTTGCTTCCCATTGTGAGTAGTTTGGGTAGGTAGTGAGTTCTGATATTCTTGTTGGTGCAGATATAACAGGAATCAAATTTTCTATTGCAAATGATCCCACTGAGCCTCCTGCGTTTCCATAAACTTTCCCCACCATCTTAGTTGCACTTCCCATTTGTGGAACACGTGCAATTGTACACATTCCTTGCTTCTGTAATTCAGCAGTTGTGTTGATGACTTCAATACCCATTCCAATTATCTTAACTTCTCCACTCAAGGCCTCCTGGTTCAAAGTGAGATAGTCGTTAAGTTCCGGATAATCTTGAAACTGTCCATTACCACTGTAATCAATGTTTACAGTTGCTAGTGGAACAATATTTAAGTTTCCTGGTAGAGAATTAGACACTTCTTGAGCATAAGAATTACCATTCATAGCAGTTCTAACTCCGTTAGCTGTTCCCAATACGGGATTGTTGAAAATCCTACAAGTCCAATTACCAGACCCAGCGCCATATGGCGTGCTGATGTCCTTCGTAAGTGTAAAAACTTCTGTGATAGACTTCCCAACATATTCGTCTGGAATTCCTTGAATCGCGTGTACACTCGTATCGTGATACGGATCCGTTGCCACCTTGATGTAAGCTATATCTTCTGGTGATAGTACTCCCTTCAGAATTGCCTCATTCAGAGTCATTTTTCCTTTCCTAACCGAGTTTTTTGAAGGGATGGCGTCGGCGTCGTCATGCGTAAAATCAAACATTTTCTTTTAAACCGTCCGGTTTTTGTGTGGTACCACATTGGACAATGTTTGATCTTCTGGTCAGACGCCAGCATCCCATTTTTTGTTTTATTCTGCAGGGGTGAAGTGACCCTGTAAAAAAGTAACAGAGCCTGCTTCACAGCCCGATTCCAACCCTTGGTAGAATGATCGCATTAACGCGTCATCGGGTACGCCGACGGATAGGTAACCGCCAACAGTCGAATCTCCTGCGAATTCCAACACTTCTCGATTGCTAATAAAATCGCTATAAGCTGATCGAAATAATTCCCAGTGTTGTGTGGGATAACTCATCACTGTTAAAGTGAATAACTTTCCTATTGTTTGTGGTAGATCTAATGATTTATCTCCCCCGAATTCGTAAACCATCGTGGTCGCTATTCTAATAGTATCATATTGGGGATACCAATAATCATCTATTTTCTTGAAATGCGCTCCCAGAAAGCTCAAATTTTCCAGAGGGTAATCATATCCGCCGTAAAAGAACTTTAGCTTCAAGCCAAATTGACCCAAATGCTGAGTCAAAAATTTCTCATCACATAATAGTGAAAACTCTTCATCCAGTGAAAACACATTGTCATCGCCAAAAAGCGCAACAACTTGTTTAAACACGAAATCAAAAGTAGGAAGTGATTCATACTTACTATAATAAGCTAAATACAATCCGGTTGCAAATATTAAGATATGGGCCAGTATGTTATCTCTAGTTGTTGTTCCAGAGCCTGACGCGTTTCCATAACTTTTAAACAATACTAATCCATCTATCAATTTCAAAAAGAATTGATGTGAATTTTTTGCCATCCAAACGAATTCATCGACTTGGTCAATGGTTAAATCTGCTCTTTTTTGAAGTATCTCATAGATATCTTTTAAGACGCATAAATATTTGTCCCATCCACTGACATCATAACATCCTCGCCATCTCTTTGAAGAGATCTGTATTGCAAGATTATTAAAACCGCCTGCGTATGGGTTAAATCCATAGTATGACCATCCGAACATCTTCATTCGTAATGATATTTTTTTTCCGAATTTTAATTGGGAATAAAGTAGGTGTAGTGGTGGGATCTGAAATATTCGTCCCTTTCCAGCTTGTATCTCAGCAGTTGGTAGAAACTCAACTTTGAAAGCGCAGTTTAAGTACACTGGTTCCTTTAGTTTTTGAGTATCATTCGCAACACTGTAGTTTGGCATTCTATTAACCACATCCTGTTTTGTTTTAAAACCGTAATGTGTGTATGGCCAGCCAGGGCTTTTGGACCAGTCAATTGTCTCGGATATTTCCTCGGGATTCATAACTGGATCTCGCATTAATGGTCCATAGCATGCATTTAGAAATTCTAATGCTTCTTTGTAGACACAACCGACTAATGTTTTATCCCATCCACTTTTTATGAATGGTGTATCCGGTCGATTATCCCATGATTGGACTGTTTTATCATACACATCTTTTGTGGGTCGAACTACCATGTACTTGTCACTGGCTAATTCTTTCAACTTTTGTAAGTTGGCTCTTGAATAGTATTGTGTGAATTTAGATTCCACCCTACTAAAACCTACATTATTCTTCATTGGAGCTCCGGGCAACCATCCGATTGGTATAAGATTTTTATACTTACCGAGTTGCCTTCCATTATTTAAAGACCGGAGCTCTGGTCTTATTTGGGGTTTTATGCCTTTGGCTTCAGCGACCCCTGTTCTTTTAAAGAACTAGGGAGCACTGCCATGAGGTTGTTTCCTCCTTGAGGGTTTGGTCCATTAGTACCGTAGTGAATACCAACTATCGAGCACGTTCCATTATTCTGTTGAACTAATACAGCTCCACAAGAAAAGTTTTGGGTTGACGCACTATGTTTTAGCGTATTAGAACTGGTCCAACTATAGTCAGTGGTTGCAATGACTTTCTCGCCTGTGACTGGACTATATCCAGCATACATGCAGCTGTTTTTTGCACCACTTGTTGGTTTCTGAATGGCCACTGCTCTTGATTTAGGTAGATTTAGTTTGCCTGTTGGAATGTATAAAACTTTCTCTAATCCGTTATTCACTTCTTTCCACTCTCTACGATCTGGTAATGCTTTTTGCAATCCTTCCGAGTTGAGGTAATAGGTATCTTTTGTGTGTTGATGTTCTGTTATGAAAACGTAGCTATTACTGTCTACGTTTGCTTTAACCATACAACCAAAAAGATCCTTATCCTTACAACTTGGATTACATCCAGGTAAATAGATCTTTGGTAGATTATCGTGAATGAGATCCAGAGAATACGGTGTGTGAGCACTGACTGCTTGTAACTGCACTGTTTGGTTTTTCACCCTTGCTAGTGCGTCCAGTTTATACTGTTTTCGCTCCGCGGTACTCATCCTTTTCCATGTATCAACTGGAACTTTCGGCATCAGACTACATTGTAAACCAAAAACGTGATCTCCCGAACATGCTACACATACAGCCTTTTGTTTCTTTACTTGTGTTAGTAAGATTGATTCCGGTTGTTTTAGTGTTTTTGTTGCTGGTTTTTTCGCCTCGGTTTCCTTAGGAGCCCATGTGACCCTCTTTTCTTCACCCATGCCGGATCTCGCGGTCCAGCCATCTTTTGGTTTTAATTCTGCTTCAATCCACTCAATATTTTTTTGTGTTTTCTCACTGATCGCCTGAGCCGTAACCTTCGAATAGTTCTGATTCTGAACGTAATCAGCTGACCCTACTTGATCGTAGTAGTCCGCCATCAC